TTGTTAGAAAGGTAGCCAATCCTGCCATAACTTCTGTTCTGACTGAACTGCCTTTAGGTAAACTAAAAAAGTTACCAACACTTTCTGAAAGTGATTTGAACATACTGTTCCTCCTTTGTTTATTTCTCTACTTTAGTACCAGACGTGCGTCTAACTATGTCATCATGATTAAACTCCGCCCAGTACAACTCAAAGGCAACTCCATCTTCAATGCCTTCAAACTGATGTACCTTACCAGGTTTTACCTGTGTAAAGTCTCCAGGTCCAAGAATTGTTTCGTCGACCAATCCTTGGTCATCTTGCCAAACACGGACAAGCATCTTGCCCGATTCAACAAAGAATCCGTTCCATTTATATCTGTGTTCGTGTTCTGAACACTTAAAACCTTTTTTAAATTCTATTCTGTGAAACTCTAGAACTCCATTGGCATGAATGAGTTCTGTTTGTCCCCATATCTTACCTGCTTTCATTTTGTTTCTCCTTTAACTGTTTAACTTTATATTCTATCCATTCTTCAACGGGCATTTGTTTTTCTTCCTCATCTAAAATGGTTGTGTTTTCTAAAACACCAAGCATTGTCCATTCACTGGCAGTTAAACTACTACTCATCATCAATAAACCTAAACAGTTTCTCCTCTACGTGACCATCAATGTTAATATACCTACGAATAGTTTTTGGATTTGCTCTAGGGGTCACGCCATGTAAACTATTCACAGTATTAAGAAAACAAGCCATTGTGTTTCTTGCATAAGGAATATGATCCACTGCATTAATATCTTCTGCTACTGCTTCTCGTCCTGTTACTCTACGCCATTGTTTACCTGCTGTATTTCTATAAACATTTAATCCACCATCTGTACCTTCGTCTTCTGGTTTTTTAAAATAAAATAAACAAGCAAATAATTCTTTTGATTGATCTACGTGCGGTGTTCTAATTTGAATATTATCTATTGCGTTACAAACAAATTGCATTTCCATTCTAATTGAACCTTTCTTAGGTTCCATTCTTGGACTTACATCTGCTCTTGTATATTTTGTATAAAGGTCTTCTTTCCAACCTTTGTTAGTATTGTAATGTTCAACAATGGCTGTTCTAAATGCTCTTATTAGTTCGTCTTTGAATTCTCTACTTGTATTGTAAGCAATAAACTCACGCCAAGTATCACTGACAACATTTACATAATCAAATTCATGTTGTCTATATCTAGCAGTACCAAAGCCTTTATCAGTACCACCTGTTACGTGTTGTTCTGGATATTCCGCTTCTAGTTTTTCATACAACGGCCACGGTAACACCTGTGGAATATGTATGTAAGGAAACGGATCTAACTTTAAGCACTCTGGCGTAAAGTTTTGCAATACGGAGTATTGGTTCATTTGTACCTTTCACTTATCTCACTACTTGTTATGTTGTCGCCTGAGTACAGATGTTGTTGAGGCATTTCGAATTCTTTGTGATCTACTTTCTGCATTATAGCGACAACCATTGGGTCTCTTTCCCAAGAATCCAAATTGAATTTGCCTCGGTAACCTTTATCTCTATTAAGTTTTGTTCCTAGTTTTTCAACATGAGCACCATCACTTGTACCAATCCATACGCCACGCATATTGTAATTGTTTTGATGTGCTAGACAGAAAAATAAGTTAGGGTGAAAGTTATAAAAGCCATGATCTACCCATCTATAAAAAGGTAACACATGGATCATAAATCCACCTGTTTTAGTAATATCGTGTGTGTTTTTAAATACTGCAAGTTGATTAAAAACGTGTTCGCCAGTACCGTTATTTGTAACTAGATTAAATTTTTCTGTAAAGTTATAATGTGAAACTATGTCCATATTAAGGTCCATAGCAACTGCATCCATTTCAGTATTAACATCTATTGCTAGATATCTTTTGAATCCTAATGCTAAGAAAAATTCTTTTGTAGTTGAACAACTTGTAGTAATATTTTTTCTTTGAAATAATTTTGCACGTGATTTATTATTTTTTAATCTTTGGTTTCCTAATTCACAAACACTTGGATTAGGCTGACTTAATATTTCGTCAGCAACTGAGTCAATAGCAGTTGTAATTAAGTTAGTAAAACTCATTATTTTTTCCTTAATACAACAATGTACTTGTTGTTAGGTTTAACATTTCCTTTTTTATCTGTGCGTGTTTTCTCAACAAACTCGTGCCAATGTATAATGCAATCTGGCATAAGTGTTTCTAATTTGTGTTTCCACCAACCTGGCGTTTCAACAATCAAGTGTGCATTACGTCCGTCTGGTAAAAACTTTTTAGCAGGACTTGTAGCAATAATAAGGAAAGCATTTTTTGTAAAGTACTGGTTCATTTCTTTTAAGACAGCATCTAAAAACACAGGTTCAATATGTTCTAACACATCAGTACTAATAAGCATATCAAATTTTTTCGTAGGTTTTACTTTAAAGTCTACCATACCTGGATCATAACCAATTGTATCAATAGAAGAATAATTTTCTTTTAGTGCAAGAACAACGCCACCTTTACCGCAACCATAGTCTATAATTGATTGAGGTTTAAATTCTTGAATCCATTTTTCGATTGCTTTTAATCCTTTAGCATCACCAAATGATGCTTTCTCATCATGCAGTTGTGATAACTGCTGAACGTATTCTTCACTAATTGTTTTTTCCATCTAGTCTTTCCTTTTGCTTTTTGATATTTTTGATTGTCTTCATGTAACTTCCTACTGCTGAAATGTTCGTTGTATTTAATCGACTCATTTCTTCACTTGAGACAACCTGGCAGTCTATTTCAATTTCTGCATCACTTAATGGTATAAGTTGTAACCAAGGATCACCTGCATTAATTTTTATTTCGGATCCATTCTTTACCATTATGTTGTTTAAGACTGCGTGTTGATATTTGTACTCTACTATTCCAGGCACACCCCAGTATGCTAACGGATCGGTTGTATGCCAATCGGGTTTTATCCACATAAAATCCACACCTGATGTTTCTCTAATTAACCAAGGAGACCCAACCTTTACGTGTGAATATTCTGGTTTATGGAACAACCAATCTTGTGCATCATGTGGTATTAGTGCAGTATGTTCTGGAAAAACTCTTTGTTCTATTTCTCCAAACTCGCCTACTTTAAAATGTAGTTCACACCAACTTGGAAATATTACTCCTGTTTTTAATATTTCGTTTATAGCAGGACATTGTTTCATACTGCTTACAGGAATAGTATTATTACCTTCTGTAAATAACCCTGCGTCAGTTCTACTTGCAGGTAATTTTTTCCACCAATCAGGAATAAACTTTTTAGCCAACATAGGTTGGAATTGATCAAAAGCATACTGCTGATTTGTAAAAACTTCTAGTTTTATCTTTTTCTTTTTAAACCAATGCACCATAATCTATTGTTTCACTTTGCCTACTAATATCTTTAACAAACCAAGCACATTGTGGATTATCACCATCTGTGATTGGTACTCCTAGTAACTGTCCATTTTTCATTTTTGGAAAGTACCATTTTACATCATTATAAAAATTAGTAATCTTAACTTCGCCCCAGTTCATAGTATAACTTGTTAAAGGATTAAAAAGAAATGCTTCAAACCCTCTATCATTTAAACTGGTTAGTGGCAACACTTCTATATCTCCAGTACCTTCGCTATCTCCTACTGCTAGGTGCCAATCAATTGGCATAGTAATTTCTTTTCCATTTATTTCCATTACCATTGCTGGTGAATTAAAACTTTCTAAAAATATCAAAGGGATATAAAAGAAGTCTGGGTTTTTTGGATCAGAATTATCTAATACTGCAAAACGTATGTCTTCTGTTAGTTCGTCTGGCAAATGCTCTAACTTGTAACACTTATTATCTAATGTAAGTATTCTCATTTCACTCCTGTCGCTTTTTCTTAGCCATAATTTGTTTAGGAGTTAAATTCCCAGGGTCAAGTTTTGCTAGTCTGCAACTAAAAAGATTTTTCTTTCCTTTGCTCGTCACTAGCACAGGCTGTCCGTGATCATCAAACTCTATTGCTTTTATTTTTGTAGTCACGTTACGGAATCTACCTACATATATTTCATCACCAACATTTATTTCAACTGTAAATTTCTTCATTACCAATCTACCTTTTCAATAGTAAATGGGTATTCTGCTTCTTTGTAAAACTTTTTACGTGAAGTTAAATGTCGCTTTGCATACTTACAAGTAGATGTAAGATCCCATATCTGTACAAAGTCTTTGTCTTCTGCCTTTCTTATGCCTCTGCCAATTGATTGTATTACCCTGACAAAAGACTTGCCAGGCTCAATAAGGACGAGATTAAAAATGCGAGGAATATTAATTCCCACCGCCGCAACGCCATAGGTTGCAATAACCACATTGTTAGTTCCTTTTTGAATTTCATCGTATGCTACTTTTCTTTCTTTTAATTTTACATCGCCTTTAACGAATGTTGAACCGGGTATTAATTCTTGTATTTGTTCGCCTGCACTAATTCTATCAACTAGAATTAGAGTATTACCTGAATCTTTAATACTGTCACACATTTTAGAAATATACTTTACTCTTTCTTTATCTGTAACAAGATATTTTAATTCTTCTTGATAAGATCTATATTCTTTTGTATCTAGTAACTGTACAATATTAACATGACATTTACTTAATACACCTTTATCTTGTAATTCTTTTGCACTTATTTGATTAATTACAGGGCCTATACTTGCTAGTATGCTTTGGAATTCAAACTGCTCTTTAGGTATAGTACCTGTAAGTCCCCAACGTATTGGAGCATTTTTTAAATTTTGTGTTAGTAATTTTTTAAGTACATCTGCTTTTGCTTGATGCACTTCATCAATAATAATTGTGCTCACACCATCTAAAAACTCTGCTAGTGTCAATACTGCTTCTCCGTCTTTTGTCTTCTTGTCAAGTATATTCAAACTTTGCCAAGTACAGATAGTGTGAGTCTTACCTAATTCTTTTCTGTCACCAAAGTAAACACCTACGTCTAATCCGCAGTTTACATAATCTTCTTCTGTTTGTGTTACTAGTGATTTGTTTGGAACAATAACTAATGTGCGTCCATACTTTTCACATAAGTGAGATAGTGTTGCAGTAATAATAGTTTTACCTGCGCCTGTGGCAACTTCTTGTAATGCTTGAGGACTTTTAATAAAATTGTTTACAACTTCTACTTGATAGTCTCTCAATACAATTGGTTGCCCAGCACATTGATGTCCTTCGGGCCACGTTGTATCACCCCAATAATTTTCGTCAATAGCATCAAAAGTTAGTTCATGCTTTTGTCTTTTATCTACAATATCTGCAATCTCAACACCTGCGTCAACAAGTGTGTTTACAATGATATCAAGATGATTAACGTAACCAGTACCACCAATTCCGAAAAAAGATATAGTTCCATCCCATCTTCCTAGTTTGTATTGTGGTAGGTAACGTGCATATGGTACTTGAAACTTTAACTTGTTTGCAATCTTTCTACGATATTCAACAGGCAAGTTTTCTACCTTTACGTTTACTTCGTCTTGTATTACTATCCTACAACTTATCATATTAATATTACTTTCGTGTATCCAAAAATGTAGCCTAAATTGCCTTCGTCATATTGTAAAATAAAATCATGGCCTTCACACCATTGTTGCATTTGCCTACCGATTGATTGCCTAGTATATAAGAATAATGTAAGAGGTTCCCAATCGCTTCTGTAAACGGGTTTAGGAACTTTATTATTATTAATATACACTACTTTTGTATTTTTGTCAACATAATTATTTAAGGCCTTATCTCTCACAAATTGGTTAAATGCATCAGCATCTTTTTTACCTTTATCTAATCTAAACATAACAGACATTTGTTCTGTTGGAATACGTAAAGTTAATCTTCTATGCATTTCAATTAAAGTATCCAAAGCAGTTTCATCATCAAGCACTACTGCAATAGGCAACCTATCCATTTCAAACAGACTATCCAAAAGATTATCTAATGTCCATTTTTTAGAATTAACCATAACGGCAGTAGAAGGCCTATCAATTAATTGTTTGCTTAATGCGTTCAATCCCATCATACTATCAGTTACTGACATAATATCAAATTCACAAAGGCCATATTTTCTACGCCTATCATAATATTTGAAAAGATTATCTACATCAACTTCTCCTATGTCTTCATGTAAATGTTGAACTGCTAGATCAGGTATGTTTTTTATTTTGTAATTATATACACCAGGCAAGTATTGTTCTCTATTGTCTTCGTACTCCATACACTTATCAAATATTGTTTGTACTTCATTATCAATATCAAACTTATGCCTAAAACGTCTTGCAATAGTAACAAGTTTATAAACGTTTCTTTCTGTTAATGGAAAGTAATGTTTGTGATCTTTGTAGAAATAATCTTTGTCAGAATTGTTTTTTAATTCATCAATTCTGCTTATAACTTTTTTATTAAATGGAAATCTTATGACAAGCATTTTTGTTTCAACATAAGTTTTAGGATGTTTTACATCTAACACTTTTAACCAATGCTCTTGATTTACTTCCCGATAAGGAAACCTTAAGTTGTCTACGTGTTCTACAACATCAATATCTCTTTCCTTAAATTGGTCAGCATAATATTCTACAAGTAAACTTTTTACAAGTTCGTGTTGTTTTTGTGTTAGTGCAGTACCTCTAAAGACTTGTTTAGCAATACTAAACATTATTCTATGGTTGTCAGGATGTAATTTAAAACTATGTAAGTCTTGTAGTTTAGCAACTCCACTCCATTTTAAGTTACTAATACCCGCAACGAGTTCTAAACAATCTTCACAGGTAAGGTCATTAATGGATTGAGTGAATACTTTCATTGTTATATTATACTTGATTAAAAGAAATAAGTCAAGCGATTTAGCGGAATTCCTGCACGAATTTCGTCCAATGTCCACTCTGTGTAAGCCAAATCATTTAGCCATTGTGTTCTATCAGGACGTTTGATATCATTTAAATTACAAAACCATTCGTTAGCAACAGGATATGCCAAACTGCTTTCACTTACTGCAACAGGTATACCTTCCATTACTGCTTGAAGTCCTGGATTGCTAGTGTATGAATATAACATAAAAACATTTGATAGATTCAAATCAAAATCATCATATGTTCCTTTTACATGAACAGGTCTTTGAATTACTACATTTGGAAATTCGTGTTCCATACCTGTTAATGGACAACGTGGGTGGGGTCTTACAATTATTCTTCTGTCAGTTTGATTTCGTATGTGTTCTAATGTATCTAGTATTAAATTAGTTTGTAGTACTGATCTTAACTGATGACTTTTATTGTGTTGGGCACAAATTAATATGTCACCGTTATTATTTTCTTGCCAAGGTTTTAAAGTAAGTCCTAGTTCTTTTGCTCTTGTGTCGTCATTGCCGTCTGGACCAAAGTATGCTTCTTTGTTAATACCATCTATGCCAACTTTCCAAGTAGTGCCACGTTTAAGTCCGCCAACTTCTAAAACTAAAACTTGTTTGTTCTGTGCTTTGAAGTAATCCCAAACTTTTTTGTTTCCAGCCATTCTACCATGCCATAGCACAGACCAAATGACAGGAACATCACAATCGTACTCATTATAAGAATAGGTATGCCCACAATTAGTAATACCACTTGCAAAAGCGTCAAAAACTTCTTTACTATTAAGTGCGCCATAATCTGTAAATAAACTAAATTTCATTCCAATATTGCTCTGGTCTTGGTTTAAGTAGATCCTTCCTTCTACTTTTTCCTTCATCTTTTCTTACACCTTTAAGGTGATCAAAAAATTGTCCTAGTTCACAATTAATTAAAGGATGACCTTCGCCGTTAATCAAGTGTCCACTAAAGTCTTTAATTTGTGGAAACTGTGTTCTAATCTTTTTAAGAACTTCCCAGAACACATAACTATCATGCCATTCTTCCATTAAAAAGATACCTTGTTCTGCTTCATCATAAACACGTTGGAACTCTTTTAAAAATGCATCACTGCCAGGAGTTCTTAATGTTAAATGATAAAACCCACACTCAGGCCATTTTTTATTTCTGCCTAAGAATGATAACCATACAGTTGCAGGACACATGGCTCTGAACTGACCGTATGTAATAGGACTGTGTACATAAGTGTCTGCGTCCATCCATACTAAAATATCTGTGTTAGGATCTTTTGCCGCTTCGAATACAGCATAAGTTTTGTTAGCAAATCTAACTGCGTCCCATTTAAAAGCCTTGTGATGATCACGTGGTCTTCTTGCAGGCCAAGGACAAGTGCCGTTTGCTTTAGGTACATCTTTCCAACGTTCCTTAAATGCATTAAGATCTGGTAATGCTTCTTTGGCATCTACTACTGTTACTTGTTCTGGTCTAGCAACAATAGGTTTACAATTTTCGGCATACACTCTTAACTTAACACGTGGATCAACCCTTTGTTGAAAACTATCAATAAATCTTTGTCCATATTGTACCATGCCTGGTTCATGGAAAGTAGTTATTACTGTTATATTCATTTTACAAATCTCTTCATATGTTGCCAACAAGCACCACTACGTAGGTCAGTAAAACTCCAATGACATTGTGCAATTTTACGTATCCATTTTTCTCTGTCCCATGGTCTTAGTTGTGTTATTTGATCTATTCTGTGATGTGAAACTTCTTCAACTTGACTTGCTTTTGGATCTTCACAAATAATAGGAACGCCTTCAATTGCACTTGCAACTAGTGGACTACTATTAAATCCTATTGTACAATATGCGTTTGCTAGGTCATGTTCTATAAACGTGTGTTGACTTATTCTAACATCTTTGCCTTGTATACCTTTAACATACTGTGGTGCTTTTTTATCTCCTGGGTGTGGTCTAACAATGATAGGTCTATTTGTATATTGTCTTATTTGTGCAATTTTTTCATTTGCCCAATTAACAACGTCTTTGCCTTTCATACTCCAACCACCATTCCGCTGTAGGCACAGCAGAATATTTTCTCTATTTTGAAAGTCCCAGTTCTTAAGCACAACACCTAAGTCACGTTGTATCTTTTGCCAGTTTTCTTCACCTGGCTCGTCATTACAATACAATCCTGTGTTTTGGAACACACCGTTATAACTGTATCTTAAATAATGATGTGGTGCGTTTTGTCTTGCTTTATATAGAAATAAATTAGCATCAGCAGTAATAAACATTTTGTTATGTGTATTAGATGCTATTTGTCTACGCAAATTAATGTGTGGTACATGATCGCTTTTATCGTGCATCCAACCTTGCATTACTGCAACATCACAAGACATCAAATCAAAGCCTTCATATAGTAAACCGTTATCGCCGTTTACTCTAACGCCTTCAATAAAATTTTTTAAGATTTCATACTTATGATTTTCTTTTGAAGGTTTCAGTGCCTTCCCTGGCGGTATAACTTTTGCGTAAGCAATTACTCTCATTTTAAAACACTCCAAGCATATCCACTTAACATTTCTTCATATGTAAATTGGTTATTAGATAGGTAGCGACATAGATACGTTAATGATTTACGTCCTGGATGTTCTGCAAATTCTACTCTACCTAAACTTTTCTCACAAACGTCTTGAGCACAATTAGGACCTAACACTATCGCTGGTTTGCCATATACCATTGCCTCTAGAGCGGCAATACTATTATAAGTTACCAAACAATGTACATCGTTTGCAAGTTCTTGCTCGAGTGTGTTAATGCTTACCCTATCTTCTCTACTAGGTTTCTTACGTATTTTAATAGGACGTTTAGTATGCATTTTTAAAGTTTTAACAGTTTCTTCAATCCATAAATCTAAGTCTTGTTCAAAGTATTTCATTACTTTTTGACTTGGTGGAACAATTAAAATTTTACTTCCTGGGTACCAATCCTTTAATTGTATTCCTAAACTATTCCATCTTCCACTACCGTAATGCTTATCACTGCCTTCAGCATCTCTGTCTGGCATATGAAGATTTTGTAAAGCATTTTTTACAATTCTATGTGTAATTTTTTTACCGTTGGGATTACGTGGACTTGGATTGTTACCTAAGTAACCTGTGTCCATAAAATAAAAATCTTTGCCACGTGCAATACATTCTTTAATAATTTTTTGTTTACCTAACCCACGTACAAGAAAAGGTGCAGGATGATCCCAATAATCATTTACATCATCTGCACGAATATATTTTCCTCCACTACCTAGTGCCATTCCCATTATAAAAGAATCAACAATACCAAAAGAACCTTTTACTTTCTTTTCTACTTTTTTAATTCCGCTATCAATACAAATTAAATTAGGATTCTTAACTGAATCCATTACGTCTTGTATTGCTTCGATGGCGTGTGTGTTGCTCTGTGTAGCAATACTGTATAATATTTTGTCTATTGTTTCTTTCAATTCAGGCCTCAATTCTCTTGGATCCCATTCGCCATAATAATCATTCGGCATCTTTGTTCTCCATCATTGAATATAAACAATCTTTCCAAGCACTAGCAAGTTCACAGTTTCTATAATTTTTAAACCATGGTCCGCCTTCTGTATAATGTAATGCACGAGGTTTACCGTCACCTTCTTTGTACCAACCTACTAACCAATTCCAATCACATGGTAGCACACCTATTTCTTCATCTTTCAACCAACTGAATCTATGAAAGTATGCACCATCATAATTAGGATTGTTTACACTATCGACTGTTACTTTTTCATTTGATGGATGTCCGCAGTTCCAAAGTATTACACTTGACCAGTTCTTTCTTGGATAAACAGTTTGTACTTGTCCGTCCATTTTCATTCCTGGTTTAGGTTTGTAATCATGTTGCACAACCATCACTGCTTTACTATCATCTGCAAGAGCAAATAGATTGTCTACATCTTCTAAAAATACAATATCACTATCACAAAATAATGCCCAACCTTTATAGTTCATTAGATGTGGAATTAAAAATCTAGTGAATGTAAATTCTGTTGATGCAAGTTTATCAAGTTCACGCCAATAAATTTTTGACTGTCTTAGATCTTTTTGTATTAATGGAATAACTTCTGCATCGTTATTATAACGTTTGATACTGTGTTCACATACTTGGTATGCTATATCTTCTCTAGTATCATAACCTACAAATATTTTATTACTCATGTGTTTTCTCTACCCATACCGCTTTGTTATCAATAGTATGTATCTTTAAACTATCACCAAATACTTCATTAAAGGCTTTTCTACTTCCTTCCCATGTAAGATAGTCGTCCAAAACCATTATACCACCTACACTTAATTTAGGATACAGATTCATTATTTCTGCAAATGTACTTTCATACCAGTCTGTATCTAGTCTTAAAAGAGCAATTTTATTAGGCCTATTGTTTGAATCTTGTAATGTATTAACAACATCACCCTTGATATACTTTGTTAGATTACTTGGAATAAACTGATTTACATTACCTCTTACTTCTTCTAAACTGGCCGCACACCAATTTTCAAATCCTCTTTTTGCTTTTGGATTATTTTCTGCAAGTTTGGTAACAGGAGTTGATGTAATAGTATTAGTTGCAATATCTAAACTTGTTTTTTGTTTTATTTTATAATCGTGTTGGGTAGGTATAGTCATACCATCAAATGTATCATACAACCAAAAATGTCTTTGCGTATTTGTATTTGCAAGATAAGCCGCAATAGGATGTCCGCCTTTCCACACACCGCACTCAACAATATCACCTTTAATATTATTCTTATCTAGTTGCCTTACTGTGCGAATAGTATGTAAAAGTCTTTCACCACTCGTCATGGTGTAAGGTTTTGCTGTCGAAAGTATAGACAGTTCTTCTTGTGTAGGCTCCATTATTTTCTTTCAATATCGTCTTCAATACAGTTTTTACCATATTGTATTTCAACTATTTTAACAGGCTTATCTGTTTCATTTACTAATTGATGCCATTGCCCTTCGTCAATTCTTAATGATTGATGCTTCTTAAATGTGCCTAATAGTTCAGCATCTGATGATATATTAATTGTATATACTGTTGCAATACCTTCAGTCACTAACCAATACTCTGAACGATTTTCATGACGTTGCATTGATAATTTTTTACCTGGGTCAACTGTAAGTTCTTTTACTTTTGTTGTTGGTCCATCTTCGTGTAGCACACGATAGTAACCCCAGTTACGTTCTGTCTTAGGTGCTTTCCATTCGTCTAAAATCCAACTTGAAGAATTCATTTTATCTGTACCTCCTACCCCAAACACAAATTCAACGTTTCTACTATCGTTGAATGTATCCATTTCGGGTACGTTACCTTTTATTCTATCGCCGCCGTTTGCAACAATAATTTTTGTATCAGCAGGATTAATAGACATTAATTTAAAAATGGCTCCACCAGCATCATCAAACTTATCGTCATTGGGAATATCAACGACGCCGTCTACCATCTCTAAATTTTTTATTATTTCTATTCTATCTTGGAAGGGCATAAATGGCCTACCTTTTTTACGGGTAAGCCATTCATCTGAATTAACGCCAACTATTAACTTGTCACCAAGTTTTTTTGCGGCTTTGAAATATTCTAAATGTCCTTTGTGTAGTGGATCAAACCCACCTGTAACTAATACCAACTTCATAGTATTATTTAACAGGTATTGGTTTTTATTCTACCGCAACTGGCTCGTCTAGAACTTTCATTTGTTCTAACCTATTCGCAGGTTCGAACGAGGACTTTAGATACTCCATCATATTCTCTGGAGTAGTTTCAATATATGGATCATCATCTTCACCATTGTTATTGATGCCTGGCTCTTGCCACCATTTCTCAACAACACCGTCATTGATAACACACATATATCTCCATGAACGGTTACCAAAGCCTCTATGGTTTTTGCCTATAAGCATACCCATAAATCTTGTAAAGTTACCACTACCATCTGGAATAACTTTTACATTTTTAATCTTTAGTACTTCCGCCCAAGCATTCATTACGAATGTGTCGTTTACTGAACAACAATACACTTCATCAATGTTTAAGTCTTTGATTGTATTATAGTTCTCTTCAAAACTAGGAAGTTGTGTACTAGTACAAGTTGGAGTAAAGGCTCCAGGTAGACTAAACAATACTACACGTTTACCTTTGAAGTAATCGTCTGTAGTTTTTTCAGTCCACTTGCCTTCATCAAAACTGCAACCATCTTCTAATACAACATCACCTTCTCTAACCTTAAAGGTTGTTAATGGGATTTTAAATCCTTCTGTCATATTTGCTCCGTTAGTTATGTTTGAAATATTATAAACTTGCGTCTTCCATGCCAGCAACACGAAGTTTTACAATATTAGTTATCTGCCATTGTTTTTGATCAAGTCCTTTTGTGATACCTAACCATTTATTTCTCATTAAGGCAAATTCGTTTATGATCTTTTCCATGTCGACAACATCTTGTTCACCGTCAACATATTTTTCAACGTCTCTGCTGGATAAAGCACGTTGATAGTTTTCTAAATATTTTTTGAAAAATGTACTTCTTAATCGGCGTAATTCAATGTTCAGGTATTCTAATATTGCTTCTAGTTCTTGTAATTGATTAAAACGGTGTTCAACTAGTCCAGGCATTTGAGCAGATGCTTTTTCTATGTTACCATAGATTTTACATTCTTTCTTTGCGTCTTCTAGTTCAGTTTCGTAATAATCAATTGCATTTGGTATTGAACTAATATCTTTAGCAATTTTAGAATACCATCCCATGTTTAATCCCAATCATCATCTTCGCTTGTACCATAATCGTCATCATCAATATCCTCTTCCAGATAATAACCAATTGCTTTATCCAATTGACTATCAGACCCTAAGGCTTCTCTAAAAGATTCATCTGATGTGCCAAAGTCAGCACAAACATCAACAAACCTTTCGGCAACTGTCTCGATATTTTTCTTATCGATGTATTCTTTAAACACCTGCCAAATTTCAATTATTTGCGATCCTGATTCCATAGTCTGTGACTCCTTATATCCAATGGATATTTATATTTTATTCATCACTTGTTTCTACTACCTCAGTTTCGACTTTGCCTGTATCAGCAAGTGCTTCAGCAGAGTCTTTGATAATAAAATCAAGTTTTTCACCATCCCAATCTTTACGATATTCTTTGTGTTCTTGACCTTTTGTATCAACATACTTTAATCTGTTACCTTCTTGCTTTAACAAACCTTTCTTTTCGAACAAGTCAACAAGTCCACTGTAAGGATTCATTCCTGTTTCATATGGAATCTTAACTTGTACACCTTCAAAAGGTTTAGCATATCTTGTCTTCATAACTTTACAAGCGGCTCTAATACCTCTTACATCAGTTACCTTTTTACCATCTTCATCTTCTTTTAGTTTTAGTTTTTTCATTGCTACAACAATTGAAGATGCATAGATAAATCCTTGACCACCTGATATCTTATCATCTGGATCAAACATATCTTGCGATGCATACGTATGGTTAGTTGCTACTAGTCCTACGTTATGACTACCAAACATATTAACACAGTTTCTTACAAGTGCCGTTAGTGCCTTAGGCTTTCTACCCATGTCACCTTTCATATCACCTTTTGTAAACTGATCAACATCTGTTGGAGTAAGTAACATACCTAAACTATCAATTACAAACAATACTTTAGGACGTTCTTCCTCATTCATTGCTTTGTAGTCTGTCATAAATGTTGATACTGTTTTAGCAACATCATCAATCATTGACATATTAAGTTTAAGAAGTTTGTCTTCGCCTGTGTCTACATCAAGTGCTTGTAGCCATTGTTCATCTAGTGCGTTCTCAGAATCAATTAGTACAACAAATATACCTTGTTCCTGTGCCGCCTTTACAATGTTACCTGCACAAAAATAAGACTTACCTGAGCCAGACTCTCCTGCAAATACAGTTACCTTACCTAAAGGTACACCTTTGTGGAAATCACCTGACACAAGATAGTTGAGTGCATAGTTACCTGTACTAATCCAATCAGTAGGATCGTTAAATCCTGCACTCATACCTGTGATTGATTTAGTTAAGTTTTTACGAAACTTAGAAACGTCAAATGCTTTGCTCGCCATTGTTACTCCTTAATCTAATAAAATGGGGTGTGCTTTTGACACACACCCCAGATATATTACTGCTGTCTAGAACGGATCATTGCTAGAATGTCTTCCGCCTTGTTATTGTCTGCTGGTTTAGACTCTGCAACAGGTTCTGAAACTTTTACAGTTTCTTCTTCTGTTTTTGCTACTACCGTCTCCTCAACCTTTGCTGGTTGTGGAGTAGATGCCTTTACTGGATCACCAGTTCTTGAAGCCATACCTGCTGGACGGAAATATTGACCAAATGCGTCCATGTCATATGCTTCACCATCAACTGATGCTTCAAACATCTTTTTAATGACTTCTACTTCAACGTCACCTGGCTTCTTAGGTAAGTAGTCAGATAAGTTATACAATCCATTAGTTTCAATTGCTTTATACTCATCTTCATTTAATGCACGTTCTCTACGTGCCCAAGTTGAAGTTGAATAATCTGCATATCCACCTTTTGAATTTTTAGTAAGTCTAAAGTCTACACCCGCAGTATAATCTGTAGGCAATTCATTCATGTCCGGATCCATCAAAGCACCTTTAATGATTTGAAAGATTTGTGGACCAATGATAAATCTTCTAATTGGATTATCTGGAGTTGAATCCTCTGTTAAAGGATTGTCAGTTACAAAGCCTTGGAATACGTAAGAACGTTTCTTCCAATACTTTCTACCCATATCTTCTAACTTTGGATCCTTAAACCATCCACGTACTTCTGAAAGTACTGGACAAGTTTCACCATACATTTCCATACAAGGTACTTGTACCTGTACTGGACGAGAGTCTGTCTCGCCTTTGATTCCAGCAAATGGAAGTTTAATTAATAAACGTTCCTGCCAGAAAAATGTATTGGATTCATCGCCATCAGGAAGAAAACGGACTGTTGCAGTCTGTCCTTCTTTCATATTCCAAAATGGGTAAATTGCGTTGTCACCGCCTGACGAACGATTGCCGCCAGTATTTGCTTCTTGCTCTTTAAGTTTTGCACGAATTTCTGCTAATGTTGCCATTGTTAAGCCTCCTATATTATAGCCTTCGCTGTTTAGTGCCTTCATGTAGTAGCACAATAAAATACATACTACTACAGATATTTAGTAATGTCAAGTGTTTATTCGCCGAAAAGTGATTATAGGCCGCTCAATTTCTTGATACGTTCCATTTCAGGATCTTTGCCACCTAGCAATCTTCCTATCATCTTCTCTGCGAATGGTACACTCTTGTCACCAAATTCTTTTTCACAAGCAGTAATAACTGCTTGTTCACCTTTTGGAAATGCGTTAGTTGTGTAATCATAATGACTCTTAACTAACTCTTCTAATTTTTCTCCAGGTGATTTTTCATGTGATTCTTTTTTCTTTTCTAATTCTGCCTTGCGTCTAATTAGTTCTTTCTTCAATTCGGGGTCTTTTGATGTATTTGGATCTGCTTGAATATCTTGTATTGCTTTTTTCTTTGCTTGATAATCGTCGTCTGAACCTTCATCTTTTTTCTTATTGTACTTGTCTTTGATAGCACCAATTTCTTCTGCACTTGCACCTTTACCAGCG